AGTATAAAAGTAGAAGAATAAAAGGGGATATATTATATGAATACTTTTAGGTTTATAGGAACTATCATACAACTAAAAGATAATAAAGGAATTAAACATTTAAGTAATGGAAGCAGAGTAATGAAGTTTATGGTAAAACAGAATGACAATAATTCAGCCTTTGTTCAAATAAATGGAGATACATTAAATAATGGAAAAATATCAGTATATTTAAAAGACAAACAAGGTAGATATTATCTTCCATACGACCAAAGATTTGATAGTGAGAAACTAAAACAAATATCATTTGCTTCTAAATTGATAACTAATTTAGGGACAACAGGGAACAAAGACAAAGAATTTATTTATAGAGAAGATTTTATAGATTATATAAGTGAACAACTTAATCTACTTCCTTTAAATACTATATATGAAGTGAAAGGTGAGTTTGTTATTACTGAATATAAAGGAAAATTTTATAATAATTTTAATGTAAAAAGTATAAAAACTGTTCCTTCTATTACAAGACCAGAATTAACAATGTCTTTAGATTTATTTTATAATTATGAAGGACTAGATGAAAGAGATAAAGCAAACAAGTTCATTCTTAATGCTTATATCAGTCAGTATTCTTACAAAGACAAAAGGAATAAATATTATCCAATCCATGTAGAATTTATTACTAATAGATTTGACTTTAAGAACCAAAATGATATTGAAATTATTAGACATAGAAAAGCAAATATGCAACCAACAAAAGAACAAGGCTTTGTAAAAGCTATTTGGGAGGCTCAATATGTTAGAGGGGCTCAAATGATATTACCACCATTAGAAACTTTACCAAAAGATATTCAATTTGAAATAAAAAATGCAGGAAGAGATATAACTGAATATATGTCTAATATTGTTACAGAAGCACAAGAAATTATTTGTTTAACTAGACCAAATAATACTTTAGCAAAAGATGGTGCAGTATATACTCCATTAAACTGTACTGAAAATGAATTTAAAAGTCAAATTTATAATTATGATGATACTCAAAATGAAACTATTGATAACATGGCTTTAAAGGAAGCTTTAGAAAATCCATTTAATTAAAGAAAGGGAGAGATTATATGAATATTTATGAAAAAATACAAAAAGTAAAAGCAAGATTAGCTGAGAGGGAATTAAAAAAATCAGGTGAAAATAGTTATTCAGGCTTCAAATATTATGAGTTAGGAGATTTCCTACCTTCAATTATAGAATTATGTAATGAATATAAGTTATTTACACAAGTAACCTTTACTAGTGAAAAGGGAATATTAAATGTAATAGACTGTGAGAATGAATATACTAATGAAAATGGTGTTCCAGAATACAGAATGGTACAATATGAAAGTCCTTTAAGAGATTTAGAATTAAAGGGGGCAAATGCAGTACAAGCTTTAGGTGGAACTGAAACATATTTAAGAAGATATTTATATATGAACGCATTTGATATTGTCGAAGCCGATATGTTTGATAGCGTTGAATTTGAGAAAAAGAAAAAACAAAAGGCAGAAAAAACAATTTTAGACCCTGTTATAGACAGTTGTAAAAAAGCTTTTACTAAGGCAGATAGTGAGAAGAGGGCAGAAGTAGGAAATATGATGAAACAATTGGGATATACTACATTTGCAGATGTAACAAAGAAACAAGACAAAAATGATATTATTGCATTAGCTAATCTTTTAGATATAGAAGTTCCTGAAAAATTACTAGAAGAAAAAGCAGAATAAAAGGGAAGATTTTTCTTCCTTTTTATTATATAAAAATCTTAGAAGGAGAATAATATGAATAATATAGAAAAGAAAGTTAAGGTTTTATTAAAAAATGGGGAGAAAAGAAAGGACATAGCACAAAAACTTGATATTTCTTTATATAAATTGGACAAAATAAAAAAGAGACTTATAGATAATGGAGAAATAGAAGGTAAAGATAAAAAAGAAAAAATCCCTGATAGAGAGCTAGAAGCTTATAAAACAGTTATAGATGTAATGAGTAGAAGATATTTAGATTATGGTACAACACAAAGTTATTGTACGCCACTATCAAAGAAAATGAAAGAACTTCATAAAAAATATGATTATGTGCTGATTTTAAAGACTATTAACTATTGTAATGATAGTCTATTATATGCTTCTAAAAAACAATTTGAAAATATTTATCATAAAGTATCTTATTTATGTGCAATAATAAGAAATAATATTGAAAAAGTAAGGAAAAGTGAGCAGAAGAAAATTAGTAACAGGATAGAGAATGAAAAAATTGTAGATGTTAAAGAAGTTCAAAAACAGAGAGTAAGTATACCTACAACTAAAAGAGATTTATCTGAATTTTTAGATGACTAAAGGAGGTTTTATTTTGAGAACAAGCTTAACTAAAAATAGAATACCGTTAGAAGGAAATTTTGTTTTGTCATTATATAAGAACCCACTTGAATTATATAACGATTTTCCTATAGACCCTGACAAAGATTTAATGACTGTTGATGGAAAATATTATTATAATTTAGGCTTTAATATGGTTAAAAAGGGCATAAAAAGCTTTGATGAAATATCAATCTCTACATTTTTAAATGATTACCCTGAATTAAAAGCAGAATATGAAAGCAGGGGTGGTTGGAAATCTATAGAAGAAGCTATTGATTTATTGGAAGATGACAACACAGAGGCATATTATAATGCACTAGTAAAAAATAACTTATTGATAAAACTCGAAGATAAAGGATTTGATGTTCAACACAATTTAAAAATTTTAAATTCTTTAAATACAGCTGATGAAGTAGTAGATTATTTTGATGCACAACTTAATTCTATAGCTTTGAATATTACTCATGATTTAAACCTTCAAACTCTTAATTATACAGAAAAAGACTTACAATTAAAACAAATGGGAGAATATGTAGGATTACAATTTAATAAATATTCTCCACTTTTGAATAGTTTTTGTAATGGAATACCAAAAAAAGGACTAACTATGTTTGCTAGTTATACAAATGGGGGAAAAACAAGTTTTGTTTTTGAAAACATTGTTATGCCTTTGGCTGAACAACATATAAAAACATGTATAATTAGTAATGAACAAGATGTTATAATATTTAAAGATTTACTTTATATTCATGTGCTTACTTCAAGGTTAGACTATTGGGGAATTGACAGAAATAAACTAAAGACTTTTGAATTTACTAAAAAAGATATGGAATATTTTAAGAAGGCAGATGAAATTGTAAAAAAAGAATATTTGGAATATATTTTGTTTCAAAGAGTATATGATTATGGAATGAAAAATGTAAAAAGAACAATAAAGAAATTAGCAAAACAAAATTTTGAATTGTTTGTCTATGATACATTTAAAGTTGATAGTACAACAGATAGTATTTGGCAATCTTTCTTAAATGATAGCAAGGAACTTTTTCAAGTAGCTTCCAAAGAAGGAATAGCAATTATTACACCAGTTCAACTTTCATTGTCTACTAAAGGTAAAGTAAGGTATCTTAGTGAAAGTGCACTATCTAATAGTAAACAAATTTCTGAAATATATGAAGAGATTTTTATGTTTAGAGATGTATGGAAAGATGAATATGCAGGGTGTCCACAAGATATACAGCCATATTCTGTATCACTAGAGACTGGGGCGAAAGAAGATATTGTAATTGCTAATGAAGAGAACAAGTATTATAAAATATTTTTCCATACGAAAAGTAGAAATGGAGAAGTTGGACAGGTAGCTTTATATGAATTTGTACCATTTGCAAATAAATGGAAAGAAATGGGTATATGTAGAAAAGTAGGAGAAGAAAATAGAATTTAGAAAGGAGATGGAATAATGTCAGTAGAATTTTTAACAGAATATCTAAGTAATAGACCTGATGATATTATAAAGATATTAAGAATAACTGATTTTCATTCTATCTCTTTTTCTGATACTAAAAATGAAATAAGATGTGCATATTATGATGGCGGTAATCCTACTTCAGTATGGATTGATTGTACCACATTACAAACTTATGTTTTTAGTAAAGGTTTTGGAGGAGATTTTGTAAAACTAATTGCAACTCATAATAATTGGAGTATATCAACTACAATAAATTGTATATTAAAGATTTTAGGTATAAAAGATATTAAGAATATTAGTACACCTTTTATATTTGATGGATTATATAAAAGAAGAAAGAAAAAAAAAGAAACAGAAGCTATATATACACAAAAAGATATGGAAAATTTTATAAGACATCCTAATATTAGATTTTTAGAAGACAATATTACTTTAGCAACTCAGTACAAATTCGATATTAGATATGATACTGAAACAAATAGGATAGTAGTTCCGTGGTATGATAAAAATGGTATACTGGTGGGGGCAACGGGTAGATATAATTTTAATGACCTTGGTAGTAATCCAAAATGGAAAGCCATTTTAAACTTTTCTAAAGGAAAGCATTTATATGGAATATATGAAAACTACAAGGATATAGAAAGTTCTGATTTTGTAATCATAGGAGAAAGTGAAAAGTTTGTTATGCAACTGGATAGTTATGGGTATCATAATGCTTTGGCTTTAGGCAATTGCAATATAACTGACACACAAGCTAGAATAATAAAGTCTTTGCCTGTAAATAAGATTATACTTGCATTAGATGAAGGAATAACGATAGAACATTTAATGTTACAATGCCAAAAACTTACAGGTGGAATTTTTAATAATAGTAAGGAAATTTATTGTATGTATGATAAAGATAATAATATTTTGAAAAAAGGAAGTAAAAACTCCCCAAGTGATTTAGGAAAAGAAAATTTTGAGATATTGCTTAATAACTATTGTTTTAAAAAAAATAATGAAAATTAAGGAGGATAATATGTTAGTTCCAATAAAGGATATAAAAGAATTTGAAAAAATAGGATTTAAAAAGAGAGGTATAAAAATGAGTGAAGAAAAATTTCTGGTAAGAATAATAGAAAATTTGCAAGAAGAAATAAAAAGGCTTAAAAAATTAAATAAGAATACTATAAAGATGCAAGTAAATTTCGATGAACAAGTTTATGAAATTGATACTCAAATATCTGCAAAACTAAAAGAAATGGAATATTACTATCTCGCAGATGACTACAAAAATCCAACAAAGGTAAAATTTATATGTTATGAAATAACACCGTCAATTGATAATAAAATTATAATTTGTGCAAAAGTTTTAAATTTAGAGAAAAATGAATTTGAATATTATTTTCAAAAAAATCTTTATAAGACAGCAAATATAGCAAGTGATGAATATTTAAAGAAAAGGAGCTGATATAGATGAGTGAAGCAGATAGATTGTTTGAAGAATTAGGATATAGAAAAATAGACACCAATAAAATTAAACATATTAGATTTATAAGACAAGCAAATAAAACTACTAATGAAAGTATAAATTTTCATAAAGTATTTAAAAAAGTAGAAGTTTACTTTTATGACTTTGAAGACCATCAAGAATTAACGAAACCTATATCAATGGAAGAACTAAAAGCAATAAATTTAAAATGTAAGGAGTTGGGATGGATATGAATAAACAAGAATTAGAAAATTTTCTACAAGAATATGAAAAACTTAAAGCTAATGCACCTATCATTGCAAACATAGACAAAAATTTTTTCTTTGAGTTAGTTGATTATTTATTAGCAGAAAGAGAAGATGCAAGAAAAAAGATACAGGAGTTAGAAATAAAATTCAAATGTGCAAAATATTTATATGATGATTGTTGCAAATGTTTAGCAAGTATAGAATTTCCCCAAAATGAAGAAAAGATAAAAAAAGGTTGTAATACACCGTGTAGGAGTGTGATTAAAAATGAAAAATAGTCAATTAGAAATGATAAATAGATTAGAAAACAATATAAAACATGCAGAATTAAAAACAGTTATAGATGATGATAGCACAGTATGTCTTATTAACGATATAGATATGGCAGTATCTTTGATAAAGGAACAAAATGAAAAAATAAGTAAAGCTTTAGATATGGCTTTTCAATATGGTCAGATAGATGGTGGGCACCATAAAATGTGGGTAATAGACCAAATGATAAGAGCTCTAACGGGTGAAAAATATAATGAATGGATTGAAGATTATATATATGATAAAGAAACAGGAGACACTTATATATGGGACAAAGGTATTGTACCATAGAAAATAGATAGATAGGAATATACAGATTATTTAATAAAGAAGGAAGGAGGATATTAGAATGAGAAAGATAAGTATAATAAGATGGAATGATGACAACCATGCAGAAAGAGTGTGGGTAAATGGTCATTACATAGGAGATATGAGTGACCCAGATAGAATTTTTACTTCTCTTATTGATATTATAAACAAAGGCGGATATGATTATTATCAAGGAACCTGTGTATGGGGTTGCGATGACTTTGACAAATATAGGGAAGACTTTGAGAACGAAGATGATTTTGAAGAATGGTTAGACAATATATATATGTGGTTTAACGATGTTAATGATATGACAGATAAACAAATTGAGTTAATAGAGAACTCACAATTTGATATATTATATAAAGATATTATGGAGGAAGAATAATACATGTATATAAATGATGAGGATAGGGTTTTATTTGATGAGGTTTTAGAAAATAAAAATAGATATAAAGTAATGGTTGATAATGATTGTATAATGGTAGTTAATAAAGAAGACCTTGAAAAATATGATAATGACGAAATAGAAGATTATGAAACGAAAAGCTTTAGAGAATATGGTTATGACTTACTAGCAGAACTATTTTATTATCTAGGAGTGGATGTAGATTATGTGTAAAAGAAACTATTTAACTGAAAAAGAAAAAAGAGCTATAAAAACTATGGTAGACTGGATAGAATATGAAAAAAAACACAAAGAAAATATAAATAGAGCCGAAGAACTGATAGAAATACAAGAGACTATATTATATATAATATTTGCTCAACAATGTTATATAAATAATTTAAAAAAAGGAGGAAGAAGAAATATGAATATGGTTGATGATACTAAATTGTTAATAGATGAAGAGACACAAAATAAAATTGACAAAGAAATATTAGAATTAGTTCATAATTATGTCAAAGATAATTATGTAGGAAGTATAATAGGGGCTGATTATATAGATATAGATGAAAATGATGAAGATATTATACTTGATGCGATAAATTTAGTAAAACAAATATTAGAAGTTTATGCTGATAATAATGAAGTGGAGGTAGAATAATGTTAAATTATGTAAAAAATATGTGTCAGGAAGGGTGGCGTTGCCCACAATGTGGTAAAATTTACTCTCCGTTTGTACAAGAGTGCTACCATTGTAATACAAAAATAAATGAAGATACTTATAAAGCAACATGGATATGTGATTGGAATTATGAAGATAGTCAAACAGATAAGAAATAGGAGGATATATGGAAGTTAAAGAAAAGATAAAAGAACTTAAGGATAAAGGTATGCCTATTTATTCAATAAGTAGATTAAACACAGTAGATAATTGTGGCTGGGAATATTGGCAAACATATATGGAACATGCAGAACCAAAAGAAAATATATATAGTTTTGCTGGAACAAAAATACATTCAGCATTGGAACAATTACAAAATAATAAAGATATAAACCTTCCAAAAGAAATAGAAGATATATTAAATCAAGCAGAAATATTGGATATTCATTTCCCCTCAGATACTATTGAAGATAAATGGGTAAAGGATATAAGGTGTTTTGCTCAAGATTATCATAAAAAAGAATATAAAAAATGGGAGACAGAAAAGCTATTTTTATTTGAGCTAGGTGGTAAATATTTACAAGGGATTATAGATTTACTTGTTTACAATGAAGATGAGACAATCTCTATTATAGACTATAAAACAAGTAGCAAGTTTTCAAATAAAGACTTAGAAGAAAAAGGGCGTCAGTTAATATTATATGGCTTAGCAATGGAACAGATGGGATATAAAGTAAAAGATTTAGCTTGGAATATGCTAAAATATGTAGAAATTTCTTATCCTTTAAAAAATGGTAAAACTAAAACGGTCGTAGCAGAAAGAGGATTTATATTAGAAAAACTTAAGTCTGATATAACTAAAGAACTAACATCGTCTAATGTTTTTACACCATTAGAAGTAGAAGAAATGGTAGATAATGCTGTATTAAGTAATTCTTTTGACCCCCTACCATCTTCCATAAAATCTAAATATACTATACAAGATTATATGGTATATTATGATTTTACACCAGAGAGGAAAATAGAAACACAATTATTTATTGAAGCCAAAATAAATGAAATAGAAGCATTTGAAGATGATAAAACATATTGGACACCAAAAGAGATAAATGCAGGAACTTCATTTTATTGTGAAAACTTGTGCAACCATAGGGATAAATGTGAATATTTGAAGGAATATCAAGAAAGAATGGAATATTTTAATTCTATTAGTGAAGAAGCATTAAGAGAAAAAGAACTAGAAGCAGTATCTTTTTTTACTTAAGGTATTGACTTTTTAATAAATATGTGTTATAATAGATATAAAGGAGGTAAGAAATAGTGGGAAGTGAAGAAATAAAGAATGAGATTATTAGAATTTTGTCCAAAATAGATTGTTGTTTTTTGACTTCAGGCAGGGCTCTGAGCTCTAAAGTTATTGCTGAAGAGGTGCAACAACCTTATGACCTAATAAAAAAAATGATGAGACAATTACAGCAAGAGAAATTAGTTATGTATGAAAATATAGTATATACTACCTTAGAAGATTATGAAACACAAGAATATTCTAAATTTAGGAATAAGGGATGGTTAATTAGTGAAGAAGGAAGGAAAACAGACATTTATAAGGAAGAGGATATTAAAGAAAGAAAAATATTTGAAGAGTGTTTTGGAGGAATAAAATGTTAAGGAAAATAGAGACTATAAAAGAATTAGAAGATATTTTTAATGAAGCTTTGAGAGAACATGCTCAAACAGTTGGGGTAGAAGTTACTATTCCAGGACAAAAAGATACAGAATTTATTATAAACAGATATAGAAGTATAAAAAATAAACTTAATTATTATAAGAGGACATATGGAGAAGATTTAGTTCATAATAAAGTTCCAAGTATTAAAATTGTATCTGCTGGTTATGGAGACGCAGATTTGTTTGAAGGAGGTAAAGATAATGGATAATTATACAGAAGAGAGAGTAAAAATTTTTAGGGCTATAAGTTATAAAGAATTAGAAGATAGCATAAATGACTTTATTGCAGGGAAGACAGTATATAATATAGAAATGATACCCTTACAGACTACAGATACAAAAGGCTTAAAAAGATATGAATATTGTGCTTTGATAAGATATGAAGTATATGAAAACCCAGAAATGGATATGCATTTTAAGGGGGAATAATATTGAAACTAATATTTTTAGATGTGGATGGAGTTCTAAATAGTGAAGACTATATAGTATCAGAACACGACAGATTAGGACATGAAAAATATGTAGACACTTATTTAAAACAAGGTGGCATACCCTTTGACCCAAAATGCTTAAAGATTTTATTTTATATACTAGATACAACAGATGCTTTAATTTGTGTATCTAGTACATGGAGATTATCTAAAGATGAGATAGAAAGATTAAATAAAGCACTAGGGCGTTATTCTAATAGAATAATAGGCTATACAAAACACTTAGGAACTAATAGAGGACTAGAGATAGATAATTTCCTTCATGATATGATAGAATTAAAAAGTCCTTTAGATGCTTATATAATAATTGATGATGACAATGATATGCTGGAAGAACAACAAGAATATTTGATACAAACAAATTATAAGACAGGCATTACAATAGAAGATGCCTTTAAGGCTGTAAGAATATTAAATTATGGAGAAGAATAATGAAAGAAAAATTTCCAAAAGGTTTTCCTTTTCTATTAAGAGAAGATGAAGAAATAAAACAAATTATAGAGTTTCCAGATTATTGGATTAGTAATTATGGTAGAGTTTTTAGTCATAAGGCAAATAGAAAGAATAATAATGGTTGGCATATTATGAAAAATAGGAATAAACATAATAGATATGAATATATTTTTTTAAGTAAAGATAATATACAATATGAATTTTCTATACATTATTTAGTTGCAATATATTTTTGTGAGAACTATAGAAATGGACTTGTAGTTGACCATAAGGATGCAAATGGGTTTAATAATTACTTTAAGAACTTGCAATGGATTACTCAAAAAGACAATGTAACAAAATCATATGAAACAAGTGGTGTAAATCAATTTAGGAATTATAAAATATATAATATTGTATATCCTAATGGAGAAAAGAGTGAAGATTTGATTGGACAAAGTGGAATTAAAAATTATATTAAGAATAATAAATTAAATTGTTCTGCATTATCTTTACAGAAATACGGATATAGCAAAGACTATAGAATAGAAAGGAGGAATAAAAATGAGATATGAAAATTATCATAAACATACTCATTATAGTAATTTGGCTACCCTTGATGTTATAGTTAAACCTGAAGATTATATTAAAAGAGCAAAAGAATTAGGTCAAACAATTTATTTCACCACTGAGCATGGTTATACAGGAAACGTATATGAGGCGAGAACTTTATGTGATAAATATCAACTGAAATTAGTTGCAGGAATGGAAGCTTATTATGTTGAAGATAGAAAATTAAAAGATAAAAATAATTACCACCTTATTCTTATTGCTCTTAATAATGATGGGTATAAAGAACTTGATTATTTATTATCAGAAAGTAATATGAGTGGAATTTACTATAAACCTAGAATAGATGATGAGTTATTATTTTCTCTTAATCCTAATAATGTTATAGTGACTACTGCTTGTGTTGCAGGAAGATTAAGAGAACCACAAAACAGAGATAAGTGGCTTATAAAAATGAAAGAATACTTTGGAGATAACTTTTATTTGGAAGTTCAAGCTCATAATCATCCAAGACAAATAGAATATAATAAAATGATTTTAGAGTATAGTAAAAAATATAATATCCCACTAATACATGCTAATGATAGCCATTATATTATGCCAGAAGATAGTAGTGATAGAGACCTATTCTTGAAAGCAAAAGGAATTTTTTATCAAGAAGAAAGTGGTTTTATATTAGACTATCCTGATACTGATACAATTATAAAAAGATATAAAGAACAAGGTGTATTAAATGATGACCAAATAAAAAGTGCTTTGCAAAATACTCTTGTGTTTGACAAAGCCGAAGATTTAGTAATAAATAAAGATATAAAAATGCCTAAAATAACAAATAATTCTATCAGGGAATTAAAAAACATTCTAAATAATGCTTGGGCGGAAGAAAGAAAAAATATACCAAAGGAGAAATGGTCTACTTACTTGCAAGGAATAAGAGAAGAAGTCCAAGTCGTTGAAGAAACAAATATGGCAGATTATTTTGTGCTAAATTATTATATAATAAAAAAAGCAATAGAGGATTATAATGGAGTAATTACTAGAACAGGAAGAGGTAGTGCACCTAGTTTTTATATAAACAAATTATTGAATTTTACCAACATTGACAGAATAAATTCTCCTATAACCTTATTTCCTAGTAGGTTTATGAGTAAGACTAGAATTTTGGAAACAAAGAGCATAGCCGATATAGATTATAATTGTGCCAACACAGAACCATTTTATAAAGCTTCAAAAGATTTATTGGGTGAAAATGGTTGTTATTGGATGATAGCCTATAAGCCTTTACAAGTATCTTCTGCTTTTAGATTGTGGTGTAAAGGTAAAGGGTTGAACATAGAAGAATATAATGATATTGCTATAGATTTAGCTAAACTTTCAAAGGTAAAGAAAAGCTATACAGAAAGCTATTATTATAATGACCCAAAGTGGAAAAGCTTAATTGAAGATAGTCAAAAATTTGTTAATGTAATAGAAAGTGTTTCTCAACATCCTTGCAGTACTCTCTTAATGAATGAGGACATTAGAAAAGAAGTAGGAGTGATAAAGGCAGGGGATATATTATGTGCAAATATAAGCAGTTATGAAAGTGATAATTATAAATATTTAAAGAACGACTTACTTACTGTTACGGTTTGGGACATAATCAATAATGTATGTAAGTTGGCAAATATTAAAATTCCTACTATATTGGAATTAGATAAATTGATAGATAAAAAAACATGGGACATATATTCTAATGGTCTTACTTGTACTATAAATCAAGTAGATAGTGATTTTGCAACAGGATTAGTTAAAACATATAAACCTAGAAGTGTTGCTGAATTATCTGCCTTTGTGGCTTGCATAAGACCTGGTTGTGCAAGCTTATTACAAGATTTTATACATAGAAAACCTTATACGACAGGTGTTCCTAAATTAGATGAGCTTCTTAAAGATGGTTCTCATAGAATGATATATCAAGAATTGATTATGAAATATTTGATTTGGCTTGGCGTCAAAGAAGATAATTCTTATGGAATTATTAAAAAAATTGCAAAGAAAAAATTTAAAGAAGAAGAATTAAAGGAACTAAAAGAGAAATTACTAAATGGTTGGATTAAACAAGTTGGAAGTGAAGAACATTTTGAGGAGACGTGGAAAATAGTAGAAGATGCAGCTAGGTATTCTTTTAATTGCTCTCACTCATTGGCTTACGCTTATGATAGTATATATGGTGCTTATTTGAAATCACATTATCCATTAGAGTATTATACTGTAGTATTTAATTTTTATAGTGGAGATTTTGAGAGAACAAATAAGCTGACAAAAGAATTACCTTATTTTAATATCAAATTGTCTACACCTAAATTCAGATATTCCTTTGGAGACTATTCTTATGACCGTTTATCTAATACTATATATAAAAGTATTTCTAGTATTAAAGGGTTATCTAAATCAACAGGCGATAAATTATATTTATTAAAAGACAAATCATACAACACATTTTTAGACTTATTGATAGATTGCAAAGATAATGGTATAGGAATATCAGATATTACAACTCTTATTAAGTTAGATTATTTTTCTGAATTTGGGAAAATAGATAAGTTGTTAAAATTTGTCAATGCCTATAATGAATTTTATGGCAAAAAAATTATAAAGAAAGATAAACAATATAGTGTAAAAACAACATTCTTAAAATTGTTCTGTGAAAAAGAAACTGAAAAACAACTTTCAGGCTTCAATAGTTATAATTGTTTAGTAGAACTATGGAATAGAGCTGAAGACACTGATATACCAATTAAAGATAAAATAGCTTACCAACTACAATATTTTGGTTATATTGATATAATTGATAGTTCTAGTTCTAAAGATTTATGGTTTGTTACTGATATAAATGACAGAGGAAGGAATAAATACATAGATTTATATCAAGTATCCACAGGAGAAAGCATATCAGCAAAAATTAAGAAACAAATATTTGAAACAACACCATTTGAAAAAGGAGATATGCTAGAAATAAAAAGTTTTTCACAAGAAGGGAAATGGATACTAAACAACGAAAATCAAAAATGGGAACAATCACAGACAATGTTTGATACAATCCTTGTTAATTATACAATTAAGGAGAATAGTTAAATGGTTCATCATAACTTTAAAAAAGGAAAGAAGATATATTGCATTCTAAAAGATGATACTACTATTATAGGGAAATATGAAAGAACTACAGGACATTTCTTAATATTGGATAATGCAAAAATACCTTGGTCAGACTTAAGAAGTAGTACAGTTTATAGAAAACATTAAAAAATCTCTTGACATTATTTATAAAATATGTTATAATATATTATAGAAAGAAATAAGGAGGTATTTATATGAAACAAAGCGAGCAAACCATTGGGGCTGTAGAGAGAGAGCATACTTTGGAATGGTGACTGCTTAGAACTGCTAAACAATATACCTAACGAAAGTGTTGATATGATATTAACAGACCCGCCCTACAATATTTCCAGACCAAATAATTTTCATACATTAAAAGGAAGACATGGAATGGATTATGGAGAATGGGATAAAGATTTTGACCAAAGGACATGGCTTAAATTAGCAATTCCTAAACTTAAAAAAGGTGGAAATATAGTTGTATTTAATTCTTTTGAAAATATAGGGCTTATCGCACAGGAATTTAGAGCAAATAATATAGAGGTTAAGTGCTTATTAAGATGGGAAAAGACAAATCCATTCCCTAGAAATGTTAATAGACTATTTGTGAATAATATAGAGCTTGCATTATGGGGTGTAAAGGGGAAAGGGTGGACTTTTAATAAACCTATTGATGTTCCTTATCATACAGGTAAATTTGTAAGCCCAATAGTAATGGGGAAGGAAAAAACAAAACATCCTACCCAAAAGTCTTTAAAAGTTATAAAAGAAATAATGAGTATATTATCTAACAAAAAAGACATAATACTCGACCCCTTTATGGGAAGTGGTACAACAGGAGTTGCTTGTAAAGAAATGAATAGAAGCTTTATAGGTATAGAACTTGATAAAAATTATTTTAATATTGCCAAAGAAAGGATAGAAAACGCATAATGGATTTTATAGGAAATATAAAAGATATAAATATAGAGAATAAAAATTTGCTTATTACTTTATCTACTACTAATTTTTCTATAGAAGAAAAATTGCAAAAGATAAAAGATAAAGAATTGGCTATAACAATAAAAAAAAGGTCGCAAAAAAGAAGCTTAGATGCTAACGCATACGCATGGTTTCTAATGGAAGAGATAGGTAAAGCAACAAATAAGAGTAAAGATGAAGTATATATAGAAATGTTAGGAAGATATGGCGTATTTACTCATATAGTTGTTAAGCCTAATGTAGTAGAAAGAATAGAAGAAGAGTGGCGACTAGTTAGAAACTTAGGAAATGTTACTATAAATGGAAAAGCTGGTGTACAATTACAATGTTATTTTGGCAGTTCTACTTATACTACAGAAGAAATGTCAAGATTTATAGATGGTATCATAACAGAATGTAAGGACTTAGGAATAGAATTATTATCTGATGAAGAGATAAATTCTATGAAAGGAGAGTGGGGACAATAGAAATAAATAGAATATGGGCTATGCCTAATAAAAACACATTTCAGATAAAGCCTGTAAATGATTTAATCAATAAATATAATAAAGGAAACCTCTATTCAATTGACCCATTTGCAAACAAAAGTACCTTAGCATGGATTACAAATGATATAGACCCACAGTATTCTACTACTTTTCATAAAGACGCCTTAGATTTTTTAAAAACTTTCAAAGATGACTGTGTAGATTTGGTATTATATGACCCACCATTTTCTCCAAGACAAGTAAGTGAATGTTATAAAAAAATGAATATGACAGTCAATAAAGAAACCACACAAGCTAGTTATTGGAGTAAACAAAAAAACGAAATAGCTAGAATAATAAAGCCTAATGGATTATGTATTAGTTGTGGTTGGAATAGTAATGGTATTGGAAAAACAAGAGGTTTTGAAATAATAGAAATATTATTAGTAGCACATGGTGGTAATCATAATGATACTATTATTACAGTAGAAAGGAAAACGGATGGATTGTAAATATTTAAGAATAAGAAAAAAACATTATAAACCATATTATTATTGTACTAATGAAAATATAAAACAAATAATAGAAAAACAAGATTGTTACTACTGTGATTATAAGGAATATAAGCAATATAAAGGGTTCTCAAATAAAAAGAAAGCAAGGACTATAGCAACTTCTATTTCTGATAAAGTAAAAAAAGAAGTATGGGAAAGAGATAATCATAAATGTATTTTTTGTCAAATGATAGTTCCTATAGATAATGCTAATGCTCATTTAATTAAAAGAAGTCAGGGTGGTTTAGGAGTTCCTATGAATGTCTTTACAGCCTGTGATAGATGCCATTATGAGGAAGATTTTGGATTAGAATGTTTAAGATATGAGAAATTTGCAGAGCAATATTTAAAAGAATATTATGGTGATAAGTGGGATAGAAATAAGTTAATATATAATAAATGGAAGGAGGAAAAATAACATGTATCAAGAATGGATGGATGCCATGCCTTTAATAATTGGTGGCTGCCATTATAATAACGCTTGTCAATATAGTAGAGCCGCAAGTTATTGGGAAAGAAATGGTGATTACAATAAAGCAGAAGAATTAAAAAAGTTAGCAACTCAGGAACAGAATTTAGCCGCAGAAGAAGAAAATGAAAGCCTATTTCATAAGATAAGGAGGGTGTTTTGTTAATGAAAGAAGAATTAGAAAAAGCAATTACTGCAATATTAGGTATTATAATATCAGTTGTTGGTATTGGTTTCTTTGGAACATTTGGAATACTAGCGTGGGCTTTTGGAAATATTCCATTAACTATTATTTGTGCATTATTATTTATTATATCTATTAGTGCATTTATAATGATAATATTTTATATTAAAAATTTTGATAATTAAGGAGGATTTATGGAATTAACTGATTTAGATATTGAAAATTTAAAGAATAATTTTATTGATTTATTGAAAAGTACTAAAAGAGAGGGGATAGATAATTTGATTTCCTTTATAGAGAAAACAGATTTCTTCAGAGCCCCTGCTAGCACTAGATTTCATGGTTCATATAAGGGAGGTTTACTTGTTCATAGCTTAAATGTATATGAGTGTCTATTAGAACAGATTAGTATTCCTGTATTTAAAGAAAAAATAAAAGATATAGGAGAAGATAGTTGTATATTATGTGCATTACTACATGATATATGTAAAGCTTGCTATTATGCAGAAGATACTAGAAATGTTAAAGATAAAGAAACAGGTAAGTGGCATACAGAACCATATTATACAGTAGATGATAAAATTCCTTATGGGCATGGAGAGAAGTCAGTAATGATGATAGAAGAATTTATCAAATTAAAACCAGTAGAAAGATATGCAATAAGATGGCATATGGGATATACAGAACCTAAAGAACATTATAATACTCTTGGGCTAGCTTATGAAAAATATCCATTTGCATTAGCACTTCATATGGCTGATTTAGAAGCCACTCACTTAAAGGAGGTAGAGGGAGATTAACAAATTATATAATTTAGATTTTGAATATGAAATAGAAGCCCTAGAAAAACATGGGCTTCTAGGTAAATTAGATAGACCAGTAACAGTTCATAGATGGGCAGATGATATTTTTATTGTTTGTAATCTGGATAATATGCAAGAAGAAGTTGGTAAATGGATAAAAAGAAAACATAAGGAAGATGAAGAAAAGATAGAGACAATAGGGTCGACTTCTATCTATAATTTAGATAGTAATATGTTTAATTGTAGAGATGTAGAAGTTACTAAAATATTTAATTATAGAATTACTAAAATCAATTATGTAGAGGCAAAAATGATGGATTGTATAAAACATTTAACACCAGAGCAATTTTCAGAGCTATATGGATATTTAGATATATTTCAAATGAAAGGAAACTAATATGGAAAATTATGATTATAAAGGGTGGAAAGTACCAACAACATTACATATATTTGCTAAAAAACAAGCAACATTTTATGACTACCCCCAAGCTATGATTGCTAGTAGTAATAAACCAGATGCTTTGGACACAGCTAAGAGATGGGCTTCAGGTCATTATAGAGACTATACAGAAGATGATTATACTGAATATAATATAGAAAATAACAATATAGAATTTGAACTATTAGATAGTGCTAATGGTTCTTCCCAAGGGGGAAAATTATCTTTTTGGAACTGTATTATATCAAAAGATGACATGAAGGTAGTAATTGGAATTTCTTCAGATTTATTAGTTGAATTATTAAAAGCGAATGATTTTAAAAAAGGAAAATGTACTCAGGGAGTAATATTGGCTAGATACAAAGGACAATGGGGTGCAATAACCGAAAATATGAAGGAATATCAGGAAGCTATTAAAGATAGTAAAGCTGATGAATATTTTCAAAAAACAAAGAAAACAAGCAAATGGAAACAGGGTATAGAATATTTGTCTAAAACAAAGAGAGATACATTTTTATATCCAGTATATAGGTGGTATTATAGTAAAGATGAGAGACATTATTGGTCTAATCGTATTGAACTTATAGTTTGTGATAAACCACAGAAGTTCTATTTAACATTAGACAATTATACTTACAATAAATTTCCTAAGGCATCAGACCTTATCAAATATGTTTGTGAGGAAGGTCATAAATATTATGCTGGTTCATTGTTTTCTAATAAATATCATGCGTTACAGAAACTTCCAGCAAGAATAGAAGGAAATAAGGTGTTTGAAATGGATATATCAAATGAAGAGCTTGAACAATTTATAGAAGAACAAAGAAATGACATATTGCAAAGATACAGAAATAGTACTTCAAAGAGTGATTTTGATGATAGAAATCCTTACAATGTTTTAGATGCTTTTGCCTTTAGTTTAGATAAAAACAAAAGACCAGAAATTCCAGAAGATGTAATAAGAAAACTAGAAAAGGATGGATATATATTTTATAAAGAAAATATGTAAAAACACTTGACATTCATTCGGATTTATGATATAATAAATATATAGGGTTAAATCTTTTATAGACAAAATAAATTAGAAGGAGTGAAAAACATGAAGGTAGAAAAAAGAGATGGTAGAATTGTAGACTTTGATGTAAGTAAAATTATAGAAGCAATTTCAGGGGCTAACCAAGATGTAAAAGGCAGAGAAAAGGCTAGCATTGCTAACAAAAAAGAAATTGCAAAATCTATCCAAGAGATAGATAAGGATATTATTTCAGTAGAAGAAATACAAGACAGAGTTGAAAAGGAACTAATGAAGCTAGGTAAATATGAGTTGGCTAAACAATATATCATATACAGAGAAAAGAAATCATTAGTTAGAGCTATCAATACCACAGATGATGAAATTAAAGAACTTATTGGTGGCAATAGTGATTATTGGAATAACGAAAATTCTAATAAAAATGCAAAAGTTGTTACTACACAAAGAGATTATCTTGCAGGTATTACAAGTACGGACATTAGTAGAAGATTATTATTACCTAAAGAAGTAGTTAAAGCTCATGATGAAGGAATTATACATTTCCATAAAGAAATTGTGGCTTAATAAAGAAATTTATTATGAAAAACTAGGTGAACCAGTAAATACTGGGTGTCAACTAAACGAATAGTAATACTAGGAAATGAGTATGAGTTAGTTGGCTAACAGGGGAAGTTTATATAAATTATCCTGTGCTAAGGTTATTTCTTGGAGGAGATATGGAAAAGAAAAACTTTTATAATTATATTGTATATGAGAATGGGGACATTTATTCCAATTATTCTCACAAATTCTTAAAGCCTGATATTACAAAACATGGGTATAAACAAATAACCCTAATGGTTGACAAGAAACCATTTAGAATAAAAGTTCATAAGCTTGTAGCTCTTTTATGGCTGGGTGAGCAACCAGAACAAAAGCCCACAATTAACCATAAAGATGGAAATAAGTTAAATAATCATTATTCTAATTTAGAATATGCAAGTTACTATGAAAACAATAAGCACGCAAGAGATAATTTATTAAATAATATTTCTTTATCTAATAAAGAAAGATGGAATGATTTAGATTTTAGAAAAAGAACTTCTAAAAATATTTCTAAAGGACTTATTATATCAGGATGTAATAAAGAAAAAAACAATAATAGGTTTAGATATGTCATTACAGACAATTTAGGTAATGAATATTCAAGACAAGAATTGGCTCAGCTAATTGGGAGAAGTCAATCTAATACAGATGTAAAAATTAGGGAAGCAGCAAAAGGTAAAGAAATAGATATTTTTAAACAATATAATATAAAAGTTCAAGATATAAAACAGAAATGACAAAGTTAATCGACTATCGAAAGTATATTACAGAAGAAATATCTGTAAGAATAAATGAGTAGAGTAGTTTTAAGGTGGAATTCCTTATTACGAAGTGCCTAGCATCTAACTTTTGGTAATAGAATGTTAGATGATGATATAGTCAGATGTTATTATTAACATTGGATATGGACTACTTTGGACAAAATGCACTACATAATTGTTTTAGTGGCGATACTAAGTTCATAACTGATTTAGGAGTTAGAAGCTTTAACAGTTTTTATGATGGTGCAAGTGTAATGGTAAAAGACAAAGATGGCATATGGAGGAAAGCTGTTGTTAGAAATTATGGTAAAAAGAAAATGTATGATGTTACTATAGAAACACCTAAAACAACTAAAGTTATAACATGTACTAAAGACCATAGATGGATATTAGAAGATGGAACGGTAACAACTAATTTAAAGATTGGAGATAAACTTTATCCTATTAAAAATAGTGCAAGTAATTATATACCTGAAACATTAGAAGAATTAAGGGCTTTTTGCTATGGTTTTATATTAGGTGATGGATGTGATTATTCTAGCAATGAATATGGAGTAAAAGCAAGATTATGTAATGAAAAAAATGAATATTTAGAATATTTTATAAAAGCAGGATTTAGTTATTACAAAATTAAAAACAGTAATGATTATGAAGTTTATAATAAATGTGAATATTCAAAGCAAAGATTTTTAGATAACTGTGGCTGGAGACTATTGTCATTAGAACAAAAAATAGCCTTATTCCATGGATATTATAGTGCCGATGGAAGAAAAAAATCTAATAGTATATCAACTTGTGATAAAAGACTTATGAATATGATTGAAGAAATATCGGCTCTTGCTGGGTATAATATTACAAGCAGTTTTGTTGAAAATAGAAATACGCAATATAAAAATAATTTTTCAATAAGAACTTATTGCTTTATGCTATCTCAAAGAAATAATTGGCTATGGACTGTTAAAAATATAAAGCCTCATTTTCAAAAATGTAATACTCCAATAGAAGCATGGTGTGTAGAAGAACCTATTACACATACCTTTATGTTGGAAAATGGAGTTGTAACAGGAAATTGCGAACTTGTAAATTTAGAAGACATGTTACAAAATGGTACAATGATTAACGGTGTGATGATAGAAAAACCACATAGATTTATAACAGCTGCTACGATAGCAACACAAATAATCTTAGCGGTTACTTCTTCTAGTTATGGTGGCTGTACAGTTACATTAACTCATTTAGCACCTTTTGTAAGATATAGTTATGAAAGATATTATAAAAAATATCAAGACAGAGGATTAACAGAGGAACAATGCAAAGAATATGCAATGCAAGACACTAAAAAAGAAGTTGAAGATGGAGTTCAAACATTTAATTATCAAGTAAACTCTATGACAAATACCAATGGACAAGCACCATTTTTATCAGTATGTATGTACCTTGGAGAAACAGACGAATACAAAGATGAGCTTGCAATGATAATTGAAGAATTTTTGAAACAAAGAATATTAGGATTTAAAAATGAAAAAGGTGTGTATATTACACCAGCATTTCCAAAATTACTTTATGTTCTTGAAGAAGATAATATACATGAAAATAGTAAATATTGGTATTTAACACGACTTGCTGCACAATGTACAGCAAAGAGAATGGTTCCTGATTATATATCAGAAAAAGTAATGTTAAAGCTAAAAATAAACAAATATGGAAATGGAGAATGTTATCCTTGCATAAATAAAAACTGTGCCTAATATTAGTAATAATATTAGAAAACCTGCTTAAAAGGGGAAAATCCTATATATTAGGACAACCTACCTTACTAAATCTTATTTAATATATTTATAGAATATATTAAATAAGTAAAAGTCTAACGACTAGAGAAAACAACTATTAGAGAAAAACTAATAGGGGAATGAGTATCGTAAGCTCAAGTGAGCTGAAATGGCAGGGTACTTATAATGGTAACAGTTATAAGTATGTGATATAGTCTGAACTATATGGTAACATATAGCTGTAAAACAGCAATAAGAACAACGAACTTATTGGAACATATTTGGGGATGTAGGTCATTCTTAACACCATGGAGAACGGAAGGCAATCCTTCAAAAGCTTTAAATTATAAAGAAGGGATAGGTAAATATTATGGAAGATTTAATCAGGGTGTCGTTACTATTAACTTACCAGATGTGGCATTATCTTCTAATGGTGATGAAGGCTTATTTTGGAAAATATTTGAAGAAAGATTAGAGCTTTGTCATAAAGCACTACAATGTAGGCATGAAAGATTGAGCAAAGCAACGAGTGATGTAGCACCTATCTTATGGCAACATGGTGCATTAGCTAGATTAGATAAGGGAGAAAGTATTCATTCTTTATTACATAATGGGTATTCTACTATCTCATTGGGATATGCTGGATTATATGAGTGCGTAAAATATATGACAGGACATAGTCATACAGATGACGGAATAGGAAAAGAATTTGGACTACAAGTTATGCAAAAATTAAATGATAAATGTGCAGAATGGAAAGCAGCTGAAGATATTGATTATTCTGTATATGGAAGTCCAATAGAAAGTACTACATATAAGTTTGCTAAATGCTTAAAAAACAGATTTGGAGAAATAGAAGGTATAACTGATAGAGATTATGTTACTAATTCATATCATGTACCTGTATTTGAAGAGATAGACGCATTTGACAAACTAAAATTAGAGAGCGAGTTTCAAAGATTAAGCCCAGGAGGTGCTATTTCTTATATAGAGTGTCCTAACTTAACAAACAATATAGAGGCTATAATAGAGGTTATTAAATTTATATATGACAATATTATGTATGCAGAATTAAACACAAAATCAGATTATTGTCAAGAATGTGGATTTGATGGTGAGATGCAAATAGATGATGATATGGAATGGTATTGTCCAAATTGTGGTAATAGAAATCACGACACAATGAACGTAGCTCGTAGAACTTGCGGTAAAAAGTAAAATATTGCCGCAGAAAAATGGTTTAAATTCAGGGGAAGCCTAAGTCAAAAGAGGATATGGTAATCCTGAGCCAAGCTTACTAACTAAAATAATATTAAGAAAGAAGGTGAAGATATGTTAGAACATAAATGTGAAGTATGTGGGAGACTATGGAGAAAAAAGTTGAAAGCAGATGGAAAAATTGTATGTAATAAACATTATAAACAATTTAAACGTTTTAAAAAATTTACAGATTTTTCTTCAAGAACCCAGAGAGATAAAAATGAAATAATTTTAGAAAAAGATTGTGCAAAAATTTGTCTATATGATAAACAATATAACATAATAAATTATGCAATTATTGATTTAGAAGATGTAGATAAAATTAAAAATATAAAATGGAGAATAAACTGTAATGGGTATGTAATAAATAACAGTAACCATAGTTATTTTTTACATAGAGTAATTCTTGATGTAGACACATATGTAGACCATATAAATGGAAATCGTTTAGATAATAGAAAACACAACCTTAGAATTTGCACAAAACAAGAAAACAAAATGAATATTTCAATATATAAAGGATATTATTATATAAAAAATAGATGGATTGCAAAGATAAAGCAGAATGGGAAACAGCTACATTTAGGAAGTTTTGTCTATGAAGAAGAAGCCGCTTATGCAAGATGGTGTGCAGAAAAAATATTATTTAAAGATTTTATGTCTAAAGAAAAAACTGAACCTATTCTTCCAGAAAACAGAAAAATAGAAATATTTGAATTGGTTAGTAAGAAGGTGCAACGACTACAATAACCACTATAGCTCTAACAAAATAATGTAAGGAGTATAGAATGTATAGTCTAGTCCCTAATAAAATATCTCGAAAGAGAGGGTGTCAACGTATATAGGTACAAACTTCTGGAATAAAGGAAGAACACAAGAGATAAAAGAAAGAGTATTACATTTAGATAATAAAGATTGGGAGGAATAAATAAGTGGATTTAGAAATAAAAAATAAAGACAATTTTAAAAT